AACTATTATGAAAAGCAAAGTGTTGGCACTCCTAGTGATCCTAGGCAGTGCTTTTTCTATGAGTGCAATGGCAGAAGAGTCAGAGCACAATTACAAAGCAAAAGTCAACGACTGGGAATATACCTACAGGCATAGAGAAGGTCGTTGGCACGTAGAAGTAGGCAACAAGATAGGCCCAGTAGAAGTTATGTACCGCTATGCGGACCAGGCAACATCAATAGAAAATCGCATCAAGTTTACTTGGGCGTTTTTAGAACTAGATGATTTAACAGTAGAAGGCAGGATGGAATTCAGAGGCTTTGATAACAAAGAGTCGCACTGGCGCTATCGTTTTATTACAGAATATACACCGCAGTTGTACAAGAACTTTTATTTGTATGTGAAGTGGCAACCACGTTGGGCATTCAAAGATGCAGGTACAAAATTTGATTCACGAGATCAATTGGGCATCACATATAAAAAGAACAACTGGAAGATTACACCGTTTGTAGAACGCAATGGCACAGAAGGTTATGGCTACAAACAAACCGTGTACGGAACACATTTTGAAATAAAATTGTAAATAGCAGTGACAAGCATCGTCGAGCTTGTCCCAACGTGAGCGACAGGGTAAAGCTGTCAAGCAGAGGAGAATAAAATGGACGCACTCACCTTATGGAGCCTTATGGGGTTCCTCTTTGCCGCATATGCGGTTATTGCCAATGATTCAGTACAGACTCTCGGTACTTGGATGGCATCAAACAATGAGAGATTCAGCTACACAACACTATGGGCAGCAGCAAGTTCAGTGCTACTTGCAACACTGTGGTATGGCTGGTATGTAAATGGTGGAGACATCAGTTACGGACGACTGAACAAGATACCGTGGGAAGAAATACAATGGTATCACGCAGCAGCACCTGCAATCCTTGTTCTACTAACAAGACTAGGTGTACCTGTTTCAACATCCTTCCTAGTGCTAAGTGCTTTCGCAAGTACATTTGTGCTAGAAAAGATGCTGATGAAATCAATTATGGGTTATGGTATTGCTGCACTATTTGCTTATGGCGTTTGGTACGTTGTGAGTAGACACTTAGACGAAAGTGTACCTGTCAAAGAAGAACACAAGGCATATTGGCGTGTTGCACAATGGGTAGCAACAGGCGGACTATGGTGGACTTGGTTGAGTCACGATATGGCTAACATTGCTGTGTTCCTACCAAGACAGATACCTGTAGATCTAATGGTAATGATTAGTGTTATATTTGTTGTAGGCTTGTACATTATGTTTAGAGAACGTGGTGGTAAGATACAACAGATTGTACTAGAAAAACACAACACAAGATACGTAAGGTCGGCTACATTAATCGACCTTTTTTATTGGCTGTGTTTGTATTTCTTCAAAGAGCTAAACGATATTCCAATGTCAACAACTTGGGTATTCGTTGGTATGCTTGCAGGTAGAGAACTTGCTATTGCATCGTTTATGAACAAGAAGAAGTACAAAAGTGTATTCCCATTAGTAGCAAGAGACTTCCAAAAGATGATGATAGGCTTGGGTGCATCAGTTGCACTAGTCCTAGCAATACATTGGATAATTGTTCCTAACTCAATTGGGATTTAAGAAGTTAAGGCAGCAACGACGAGCTGCCTTTTTTCTTGACTTTTATTTCAGTTCGTGTATAATATAAAGTATGAATATTACTATTGCTGGTTACGGTCCAGTAGGACAAGCACACAACGCTCTACTACAAGAAGCGCACGAAATAGACATTGTTGATCCAGCTTATGCAGCCTGGAACTTCCCTATTGCAGAAGACACAGAGGCAGTAATTGTTTGTGTACCAACACCTTCGAACGCAGGCGGCGGCTGTGAAATGAAACACGTTTACGAAGTTGTTGAATCATCACCTAACGTTCCTATACTAATTAAATCAACTATTAGTGTAGAAGGTTGGCAGATGCTTGTTGACACGTTCCCAGAAAAAACTATTGCATTTTCTCCTGAGTTTCTACGTGCTGATAGCGCAGAACAAGACCTACGTTCTCAAGAACTTATTCTAATGGGAGGCAAAGGCTGTAACTTTTGGGCAAAGATATTTGATGTAAAAGTAGAAGTTTGCGATCCTGAAGCACTTATACTTGCCAAGTATGCCCGCAACAGTTTCCTTGCACTAAAGGTTGCATACTTTAATCAATTGTATGATTTGTGCAAAGCATTAAATGTTGACTACGGTGCAGTTGCACACTATACTGTGATAGATCCACGCATAGGCGACAGTCATAGTGTTGTAACTGAAGAACGAGGTTTCGGCGGACATTGCTTTCCTAAAGATGTAGAAGCACTCATAAGAACAGCCCAACGAGATAACGTTGAGCTGTCAATACTACAAGAAGCATTAGAATACAATCGTCGTATTCGTAAGTCTTAGTGCTGTGGATTTTCCTTGCCTTTGGCATAAAGATCTAAATAGGTTATGTAGTTGCCTATAGAATGGTCTGAAAAACTATCTACTCCGCCGTGTTTTAGACCCATCCAAATTCCACGCATACGATCTTTGAACCTTTGCATAGCAGTAAGTTTTCTTACATTACCATATGCGTTTAGATAGTGTTCTGTTCCGTGGTGTGTATACCCCATAATACGTAGGGGTACAGTTGTGACTATGTCATTGTTGTTTACCCAACGATGATGTTCTACACCAAGATGTACACAGTATTTCTTCCAGCCTACTCTTGGTGAACCGTAGGTGTATAGTTCTACAGGATCAGGAACTTTATTATTGTACAAACAACGGCTTGCCATTATAGTTGCCATTGCTGCACCTAGTGAATGTCCACAGAACCATAGTTTTTGTTTTGGCTGTTTTGACATTAGATCTGCCATTACCATAGGCCATAACTCGTCTACCTCTGATTTAAATCCTTGATGCACACGGCTTATGGTCTCTGCTACTACAGGCATTGCTTTTAGATCTGCACTAATGTCGTTAAACTCTGTTGGTTGTGTACCACGACACGCAATCACCATATCGTCTTTATTAGCAAAACGGTATGCTTGAGCTCCGTCTTTGTTGTAAAATTCTACTTCTGTAAAACCTAGTTTTTCTGCTTGTGTTTTTGCCTTTTTGATGTTATTATAAGCTATCTGTGATAGTTTCGCAAATAGTAAGGAGCGTTCTTCAAAACGCATTTTAGATATAGACAATAGATTACCCTCCAATGTTTTAAATATTTATTATTGTAAGACACTAAATACTGTAATAGATGCGCAATACTACTATACGGAATGAAAAAATGAAAAAACGTACAAGATCTATATTAGAAGAACTGAACACAGTTCACGGTAGCAAAGATAAAGATTATCTTATTGAAGCTACTGCTAATAATATAATTGAAAGTTCAATAAATTTATTGAGCCGTATACATTCTTCTTATGATTTTGATACAGCAAGTGAATTAGAAAGACGTTTTATTAACAGTATTAAATCAGGTGATCCTCGCAAATTCCGCAGAAGTATAAACAAAATAATTGAAGGTAGAAAGAATGACGATTCTTAAAGAAGGCGGTAATGTTTTCAAAACTGAAGAAGGTTCGCTTACACAGCGTATTCCGACAAAGGCTGTACATCCAACAATTCAGTTTATTGAAAAGATTACAGGATTGACTTTTGATGAAGAAGATTGGTTAGGTACTACAGGTAAGAAGTCAGACCCAGACGGATCATTTGAAAAGAATAGTTCAGGCGACTTAGATCTAAACACAGATGCAAACAAAGTAACCAAAGAAGAATTAATTGCAAAGCTCACAGCGTGGTGCAAGAGTCAAGGCATTCCAGAAGACCAAATAATGAACAAAGGTCGCAAGTTCACAGGCGGCTGGATACACAATGCAGGCGACCAAGTTCACTTCCGTGCTCCTATACAAGGCGGCGAAGGCTATGTGCAAACAGACTTTATGTTCACAGACAACCCAGACCTACAACGTGGATCTAAACGTGGCGGCACAGAACAATACTCAGGCAAGGACAGAGCTATACTATTGTCTAGTATTGCAAGAGGTAGAGGCTACAAGTTTAGTCCTAAATTTGGTGTAGTTGATCCAAACAAAGGCGACGAAGTAGTTGCAGATAACTGGAACGATATTGCAGTTGTCCTATTAGGCAAAGGTGCTACTGAAGCAGACACGCACACTGTAGAAAGTATGCTTGCAAAGATTAAAGGTGATCCTAACTATCAAGAACTAATTGCTCCTTGGAAAGAAGCAATGGAAAAAGAAGGTAAGTCAGTACCTGAAACACTTGCTGATCGTCAGCTGAATAGAATTATAACATTAGCGAGCACACTAGTAAGATGAGATTTTACGAAATAAAAGGCGGCGGCAAAGCAGCCGATCAAGTCAAAGGTAAGGATCCAATGCCTGCTAAAAAGAAGCGAGGCAAGCACCCTTACGAGAGACAACTTGTAGGATCTAGTTTTCAATACACAGGTAATACAATTACAGAAGCAGCGAAAGTAGGTCGTGAATACCAACACCTAGAAGATCTTGTATTTGTAAAAGGGTCACAAGGTGGCATAGAAGCCGCAAACATCCTTGAAAAGCTAGGTTCAGATTCAGGCGATGTTGCTATCAAGTGGGACGGCAATCCAACTATCTATTGGGGTAGAGAACCAGACGGCACTTTTGTTCTAGTAGGCAAGAATGGTTGGGGTAGAAATAAATCAACTTCTGCAGAAGACCTAAACAAATTTATTCAAAACTCAGGTAAAGGTGTAGAAGAAGAACCTTGGAGAGCAGACTTTGGTGAGGAAATGTCTGAAGTGTTTAACGTAATGAAAGCGGCTACACCGCCAAACTTTAGAGGATATGTATATGGCGATCTATTATACAGTCCACGTAAACCTTTTAGCACTACTGACGGCGCAGTAGAATTCGAGCCCAACAACGTCAAATACACAGTCGACACGAAAAGCCCTCTTGGTGGACGCATAGCAGGTTCAAAAGTCGGTGTAGTAGTCCATTCAAAGTTTGACGAGTGGGGCAGCAAGTCGGGCACACCTATTAAAGATGTAAAAGAACTTAATTCCCAAGACGCAGTAGTGCTAGGACAAACATATGTCACACATCAACCTAAAGTGAATACAAAAGAGGTTGACAGCATAAGGAAAAGAGTGCAAAGTAGCTCTAAAGCAGTAGATACATTCCTGCAAGGAACAAAAGGTTTAAGTAATCCCGCAGGAATCATTTACACTTATGTTAATCAAATGACTAGAGCAAGGCAGTTAGATAAATTAGAAACAGGGTTTTTTGACTGGCTGAAAACATCAAAAGTAAGTCAAGGACAGCAAGCAAAACTAGCAGAACTAGATAAACAAACGAACGGTCTAGCAGCAATACTAGGGCTTGTAAAACAAATTATGTCTGTTAAGGATCATATCATAGATCAATTAGACGATGCTGACGCAGACGTTAAGGCAACTACAAAAGGCGAAAAAGGCGGCGAAGGTTACGTTGCCCTTGGATCAAAAACTAAACTAGTGCCACGTACAAGATGGCAACCAAATTAAGGAAATAGA